ACCCATTAAAAAGTTTTAAGGGTTTAGAATAAAAAAAAACTTAAAAAAAGTTTTGTATTCTAAAATTTATTTTTAATTTAGCCTATGTAAATCAATAACAACTAAATTAAAGATTATGAAAACTATTACAACTATCAACCTTGAAAACCCAGCTTATTTAGAAGCAAAAGGATTAGCAAAAGTATGGGAAGCTTATGCAGAGAATACACCTAACGAGGATATTATGGAAGTTGGGTTTAATGCTAACTCGGGGTATGTGTATATCGCTTTAGAGAATGGTATTACACTTGGAAGCCTTTTAGGCGGTGATGTAGAGTATATCGTTTACGATTATGAAATCGGTGAAGAAACGTTTTATGACGTTTTCGAGGATATCGTATAACACACAAATCATATCAGTTTTGTAGGGGGCTTTTGTAGCCCCTTTTTTTTTGCCTAATTTTACCGAATGAACAAACAAAATCCAACACTTAAAAAAGCGATGCTAGAAGCCCTTGAAAAATCAATGGGCGTAGTATCAACCGCTTGCAAGATTGTCGGTATTAATCGTTCAACGCATTATGATTGGCTAAAGAATGACGCCAAGTACGCAGAGCAAGTAAAGGATATCGAGAACGTTGCGCTAGACTTCGCTGAATCGAAAATGTTTAAGAATATCGAGAAAGGTAGAGAAGCGTCAATTTTCTTTTATTTAAAAACAAGGGGCAAACAAAGAGGATATGTAGAACGCCAAGAAATACAACACGAAGGCACACTTGAAAATACGGTTGTAGAATGGCGCGTTCACAAAGACGATGATAACGGTTGATTGTAACATACAATTCGAGCAACTTCTAAAATCAAACAAGCGGTTCAGAGTTCAACAAGGTGGAACAAGATCGGGTAAAACGTACGCGATTTGTCAATACCTTGCATACCTTCTACGTTCAAGTGAAAAGCCACTTACAATAACCATAGCGCGTAAAACCTTACCCGCGTTGAAAGGTTCGGTTCAACGTGATTTCATTTCAATACTCGAACAATTAGGAATGTATTACCAAGGGGTACACAATAAGGCGGAAAATACATTTCGATACCGCAACCATTTAGTAGAGTTTCTTTCGTTAGACGAGGCACAAAAAATACGAGGTCGTAAACGTGATATCGCTTACTTGAATGAAGCGAACGAATTATTACTAGAAGATTTCCGTCAGCTTAATATGCGTACTACTGGATTCTTAATACTTGACTTCAACCCTTCAGATCCGATTCACTGGATTTATGACGAAATCATTCCACGCGAAGATTGTGATACTTGGATTACAACGTACAAAGACAATAAGTTTTTACCGCCAGAGTTGATACATGAAATTGAACGAATGGAAGAACGGGATCCGGATTATTGGCGCGTTTACGGTCTTGGTCTGCAAGCCACTTATTCAAAACGTCAAATATATTCGAACTGGAATTTCATTCCCGAGAAAGATATGCCCGAGTTTGACGATCCGATTATTGGGCTTGATTTTGGATATAGCAACGATCCAACGGCGGCGGTTCTAGTTCAGAAAGTGAACGATAAGCTTTATATCAAGGAATTGTTGTTTCAAACTGGAATGACAAACAACGAAATAGCGGAATGGCTGAAAAAAAATAATTACGACCAGGTTCTTGTTTACGCTGATTCTGCCGAACCGAAATCCATTGAAGAAATCAAACGTTTAGGCTGTTGGATAAAACCCGCGGTAAAAGGTCAAGGTTCAATTATGGCGGGTATTTCATTAGTCAAAGAATTTGATGTATTCGCTTCAGACGATTCAAAAAATCTTATCAAAGAATACCATAACTACTATTGGGAAGAACTTAAAGACGGAACGATAATAAACAAACCCGTTGATAAGATGAATCACCTTCAAGATGCTTTAAGATACGCGGTTTATTCTGTATATTCGAAGCGAACCAACTTCTTTGTAGTATGAAAAAGCTTAATTCATTAAGTGGCGGAAAAACTTCTTCATATATCGCCGCAAATTACCCCGCAGATTATGACGTATTTGCTTTAGTTCGAACTTCTGATCGTACTTGTTTATTCCCTGATAAAAAACTTCGTCAAGAAATAGAAGATCGTATTCAGGCGCCTTTTATCGGTACGCTAGAAGATGATACCATAATTTACACGATGTTAGACCTTGAACAATTCATAGGGCGTAAAATTACCTGGGTTACTGGGCGAACGTTTGACGAAATAACAACAAGAAAAGAAAAGGTTTACTTGCCTAATAAGGTGCAGAGGTTTTGTACAATAGAAATGAAGATTGAACCAATATTCTATTGGTGGGCGGAAAATATAGGCGAACCGCTATTGACTAGGATAGGATTTCGTGCAAATGAAACAAGACGTGCCAATAATATGCTAGATCGTTGCGACGAAAACGGTCTTGAATCTTTTAAAGCTACGTTTGAAAAACATAAAGACGGACGTAACAAATGGGTTGATGTAAAATATCGTAAACCGCATTTTCCGCTGATTGAAGATAACATTTACAAAGACAAAATTGAACAATACTGGCAAGACAAACCGGTACGTTTTGCCTGGATGAATAATTGTGTAGGTTGTTTTCATAAGACGCCGATGTTACTTCGAAAGATGTTTGATAAGCACCCGAATAAACTGGAATGGTTTGCCAAACGTGAACGGGAAAGCATTAATAACGCGCATTGGCGTTCAGAAATGACTTATGATCAGATAAAAGAATGGAACGTGCAGTTTGAATTATTTGATGATGATTTCAACGAATGTGATTCCGGTTACTGCGGGTTATAAAATACCCAAAACTTTAAATTTGTATTTTTACGAAAAATTTCCTTAATGGCTTCAATACTGGATCGATTCCGAAATATACTAACCAAGAACGCCACACAAACAGCGGCGGAATATAACAAAGCAATTTACAACCACCTGGGTCATTCGGTGCTTTGGAATACAGAAAACGATGATAACTATATTACGGAAGGTTATCGCAAAAACGCTACGATTTATTCGTTGATAAATATTATCACCAAGGCGGCGACAACCATACCTTTTACGATCTACGAGAAAACAAAGGAAAGCGAATACAAAAGATATAAGGCGATGCAATCAGGTGTTGCCGATCCGACTGCGTTGTACAAAACGCAGCTTCTAAAAAAGAACGCGCTGGTTGAACTAGAAGGCCACGAGCTTCAGCAACTTTTGGAAAACCCTAATTCAGCGCAATCGTATGCGTCTTGGATATCTGAACTTATCGCCTTTAGAAAACTAACGGGTAACGGATATATCTACGGAATTTCACCTGATACGGGGATCAACGCGGGTAAGTTTACGGAAATGTATGTGATGCCTTCGCAAGTGATGGAAATTATTTCTAACGGGATTATGGAACCGGTGAAAAGTTATCGTTTGGAATACAACGGAACTTATGATATTCCGGCGGAAATGATTTGTCATATCAAAGATTTCAATCCGTATTATGATGGTACTGGTTCGCACCTTTACGGTCAGTCGCCACTTCGAGCAGGTTTCCGATCGCTTACTACCAACAACGAAGCCGTTACAACTGGTGTTAAGTATTTACAAAACCAAACCGCTAGAGGTGTATTGATGTCTGAAGAAGGCGATATTAACGAAGTACAAGCGCAACAATTAAAAGACAAGTTTAGAAGGCAACACCAAGGTAGCGGTAACGCTGGTGATGTTCTTATCACGCCGAAAAAGTTATCGTGGATAAACTTCGGGTTGAATGCTTCAGATCTTTCACTTATCGAACAATACAACGCTTCAGTCAAAGACCTTTGTAATATCTACGGCGTGCCTGTTCAAATGCTAAACAATACCGACGCTTCGACTTACAACAATATGAAAGAAGCGAAAAAAGCGCTTTATCAGATGGCGGTTATTCCTGAATTGATGAAGATTCAAGATGAATTGAATCGTTGGTTGGCGCCTAAATATGGCGACAAGATTTGCATCGAATATGACTTCACGGCGATTCCTGAAATGCAAGAGGAAACCGAGAAAGTCGTTAATCAACTTTACCAAGCTTGGTGGATCACGCCGAACGAGAAGCGCGATGTAATGAACTACGGTATCGATGAAGAAAACGAACAAATGGACTCGTATTTTGTACCCGCGAATCTTATTCCGCTAGATAATGATATGGATATGATTTCGGAACCAATCGAGTTGCCAAAACCAGAGCCAGTTCAAAACGAAGAAGAAGATGAAGAAGAACAGAAAGAATACAAAGCTGAAAGCTATTCAAACTACCCGCAAGGCGCAACCAATAACGCTAAACGTATGCTTGAATGGCGCGACAAATACGGCCGTGATGTAGTTACCGCTGGTACTTCAACCGGTTGGCAAAGAGCAAACCAATTAGCAAAGCGCGAACCGCTTTCATTAGATACGGTAAAGCGCGTTCATAGCTTTTTAAGTCGCCACGAAGATAACGCGGTTATTTCAGATCAATACAAAGGCGAACCCTGGAAAGATAAAGGATATGTAGCTTACAACCTTTGGGGCGGCAAGGCTATGGCATCTTGGGCTAAACGAATCGCCGAAAATGAATAACGATGCCGCTACCGAAGCCAAGAACAAACGAAAGCGAAAGCGATTTTTTAGACCGGTGTATTACCGATGTGGAAGTTCAAAGAGAATTTTCAAGTCAAGATCAAAGGCTTGCGGTATGTGCAAGTCTGTACCGACCTGTAAAAAAAGCTTCAACGTATGACGTAGAGCGTTTCAAGTTTGGATTTGAACGTAAGCGCGATATACTAGAACGAAACTATTCACGAAAGTTTGCACGATATTATTACTCGCAGTACCAAAAAGGTATTGAACAATTTCTTCAAACAAACCATATAAACGAAATCGGACTATTCAGTTACCCTGATATAGAGGACTTGATGGTAGGAATGTTTACGGGAATGGGTTTAGAGTTTGCCGCTTGGTACTTTAGAAATGTAAATCGTTTTCAAATCAAGTCGTTATCATCAAACGAAAAGGCGCTTTTAGGAATCTGGGAACAGCAGTTTCTTGACTATGCTAAAATTTATTCAGCTTCAAAAATCAAGCTTATCCAGGGTACTGCGCTAGGCAAGCTGAAGATGATTACTAGGGCGTTAATGGGTGATCCTGATTTTATGTCAAAAGGCGTAAATGAAAAAGCGCGGATTTTGAATAATAAGTTCAAACAGATAAGCCGATGGCAAGCCAAGCGTATCGTAAAAACCGAAGGTACAACGATAAGCAACTACGCCATCAATCAGAGCGCTATCACAATGTTTCCTAAAGAACAGCTACTAAAGCAATGGATTACAACGATGGATGGTTGGCAAAGGGATGCGCACGGCGCAGTAAATAAACAAGAAAAACCATACGACGAACCTTTTATCGTTAATGGTGAAGCAATGCACACAGCTGGCGAAGCTACGGCAAGTCCAGCGAACAGAGTTAATTGTCGTTGTGTGGTAGTGATGTACCCGAAGCCAGACGAATATGACTTATAAAAAATTAAGTAATTTTGGGAAAAATAGATAATATGGAATTTTTGTATAAAGCATCGCCATTAGGCGAACTTATGGATGCCGACGAAAAGAACGGTATTGTAAAAGGTTACGGATCATATTTTGATAATAAAGATTCTGACGCCGATATTATTCGCCGTGGTGCTTATCAGAAAACAATCAAAGAGAACGGAGAACGCGTAAAGTATTTGTATCAGCACAATATGATGCAACCAATCGGAAAGATGAAAGAACTTTACGAGGATGAAAAAGGACTTGTTTTCGTAGCTGAAATTCCAAAGACTACTTTAGGAAAAGACGTTATTGAACTTATGAAAGCGGGTGTTATCACCGAAAATTCGGTAGGTATTTTACCAATCGTAAAAGAAGACAAAGGTGAATATCGCGAGATCAAAGAAGTAAAACTTTTTGAAATAAGCGCCGTAACATTAGCGGCGAATGACCAGGCTAAAATCCTTGATGTGAAAGGAACCAAGAACCTGGACGAACTATACAAGCGTTACGATACCATTGCCAAGTTATTACGCAAAGGCGAAATTTCTGACGATATGGGTTACGCTTTGGAAGCTGAAATTTTAAAATTGAAAGCATTATTTGTAGATGCCACGAAGCCGGTTGAAGAAACCACTTCGCCGGTCGAAGTAAAGGCTGACAATTCTGAAATCGAATCATATTTAATTAACACACTTAAAAAACGATTTTCTTAAAATGGAAGATTTTAAAAACCAAATCGACGAGTTAGGTAACTTGATCGATTCAAAATTAGAGAAGGCTTACGGGCAAGCTGTTGAATCAGCAACCGGAAAAGCTGACGAAATGCTTAAAGGTGAAATCAAAAACCTTACAGAGACTTTCAACGCAAGAATGGACGAAATGGAAGTGGCTCGTAAAAAACAATTCGAAGCTTCACAACCTAAATCATTCAAATCTTCGTTAATCGAAGTAGTAAAAGCTGGTGCGCTTGACGGAATGCTTAAAGGTCAGTCAAACGGTGCTTCATTCGAAATCAAGGCAGATATGACTACTGCGGCAGATTTCACAGGTGAAGTTATCGCCGCTGATCGTGTTGCTGGAATCAAGTATGATCCTGCAAGACAACTGCATATGCGTTCAATCATTCCAGTAGGTTCAACTTCGTCTGATGTTGTACGTTTCGTAAAAGAAAGCGGATACGCTGACGGAACTGCGGCCAAAGCCGAGGGGGCTACCCTAGCACAGTCGGATTTCGATCTTACTGCAACTGATTCAAACGTACAGAAAATTGGAGCTTACTTCAGAATTTCTGAAGAAATGCTTGCAGACACACCTGCATTAGCTTCTTATATTTCTGTTCGTGCGGCTGAAAAATTAATGGCTGAAGAAGATGACCAAATCCTTAACGGAAACGGAACTTCGCCAAACCTTTCAGGTATCATTACTGACGCGGCTGACTTCGCTGAAGGTGGTTTTGCTGACGCAATCGAATCAGCTAACGAGTTTGACGTTTTAGTTGTGGCGCTTAACCAACTTGCATTAAGCGAGTATCGTGCTAATTACATTGTACTTAACCCTAGCGATTTCCACAAAATCCTATTGTTAAAAGACACGCAAAACAATTACCTAAAAGATCAGGTTTACGCTGGACTTCAGCCTTCATTCATGGGCGTTCCAGTTATCGTAAATACTGCAATCGCAGCGGGTACTTTCTTAGCGGGTAACTTCGCACAAGGTTCACAACTTTGGACACGCGACAACCTAGCGGTTACTTTCCACCGTGAAGATGGAACAAACGTACGTGATGGTTTCGTAACGGTAAGAATCCAGGAGCGTATCGCCCTTACTAATTACCTACCGAATGCATTCGTAAACGGATCATTCGCTACGGCTAAAGCGGCGCTTGAAACACCATAAGAACTAAACTAATAGTTCTTCAAAAAGAAACCCTGCCAAACGGCGGGGTTTTTTATTCCCCAAATATTCGGGTTTTTGGTGAACGTATTCACTGAACTTCAAAAGATTTACTTGCGAATAAAAAAAGTTTTTACAATCCAAAAAAAAATTTTATATTTGGGTAGTTTAACCAAAACTTGATATTATGTTTTATATCGCGCACAACGATCCACAGCTTGATGGCTGGTATCACGAATGCCCTGAATGTGGTAAGGAAATACCACACTATGAAGATTATTGTTCAACTGGATGCAAGGAATCCGCTTATCATTAAGAAGATGAAAAATTTTGAAAAACGAGAAAAACAACTGATTAAAAGCCTTAACTACGGGGCTAGTTTTGGACTTGGTTTGATGACCATTTGTTTAGTTGTAATATTTATCAGAAATCTGTTTTTCTGATGAAGTTTAAAAATTGGAAAAGAAACGTTCGCTTTATTGTCGAAATGATTTTCATTCTTACAATGGGAATGGTTTTAGGCTTTATGGCGTTCCTTTTAATACTGAAATTGTTATGGACAATTTGATTGATACATTGAATGAAATTATTGCTACGGGCGACAACTGCAATCTTCCTTACATTTCAATTTTGGGGCGCAAAGCCAAAAAAGAAGCCGTTGAACAAATCATTAAAAGTAATAGGAATGCACAACAACGACCCGCTTGAAGATTATTACAATTCGATTGGCAATCACGGCGAGTACTTAACTCGTTGCTCGAATTGCGGTCTTTACACGTCTGGATATTATTGTTCAGTCGATTGTGAAGACGATTACCGCATCGCGTTTTCATAATGTGATTTATAGTTTAGTTTGTTTGAAATCGGGCGCTTCGGCGCCCTTTTTCTTTTTTGTTTAACTTTAAGATGTGAAACCTAACTGCAACTACACGGGTTGCGCGGCAGAATATCGCTTCGCAACGGAATGTACAAACCGCGGGTACATTGTATCGATGCCTTTACTGGATTCAAGCCCTTATGATGCGATTGTAGATACGCACGATGCCATTTATAAGGTACAAATCAAATACACTTCTAAAACGCCGTTAGAACACCGCAAATCGGTTCACGCGCCACTTGAAAAGAATACCCAATTCTACACAAAAGAAAACGTGAACTTCTTCGCTGTTTATTCTGAATACTTTGGTGGCTTCTTCATATTTCCGAACACGGGATCAATGAAAGCGATTCGTTTATCATTGCATGGAAAGAATTCAATTTTTTTCAATAACTTTACGTTCAATTATTCTTCTTCATAATAGTTTAGTTGTTTGGTTAACGGAAGATGCGCTACAAATCCTTGTGGCGCATTTTTTTTATCTTTGGATAAAATCAACACGATATGAAATTCAAGGTTAAAAACGAAAAAGTCGCAAAAGACCTGGGCGTAAAAGTTGGCGCTACGGTTGAAGTACCTTCACAACACGCAGATAAATGGCTTCGTATGGGTTGGGGTTCAGAGGTTGCAAAGAAGGCAGACAAAGAAGAAAAAGCCGAGATTGAAACAAAAGAATTAAAGCTCGAAAACGAAACAAAAGATGCGACAGATCAAAGTTAATTCCGTTACTGGAAGCGAAATCGTAACTACCCAAGACGTAAAAGATTACGTACGTATTGACACTTCTGCCGATGATGCTATCATAGGTAGAATGATTGAACAAGCTCGTATATGGTGCGAAAATTATATTTCACGCGATATTGTAGCAAAGAATCGAACGTACTACGTGGATAAAACAAACGGGGTCTTTGATATTCCATTTGCGCCAGTCAGTTCTATTTCTGCGGTTACCGTAGAAGGCGAAACAGCTGAATACACGGTATTAGGTTTGGATAACGAAACGATTGAACTAGATGGCGGGTCAGCTGAACAAGTAAAAGTTACTTACGCTACGACTGGTCTATCTGATGGCCTTTTGAAGCAAGCGATACTACAACTTGTTTCAACGTACTATGACAACCGATCTGATTTCGCAAGCGTTGTAGGTGGCGCATCAAACGAAATACCTACAAGTGTTAAAAGCATTTTATCAAGCTACAAATCAATGTTTGTTTAATGGATGCGGGTAAATTAAATACCAGGGTAACAATAAAGCGATTTACCGAGACTTCTGATGGCTACGGGGGTACAACTACCGAAACGTCAGATATCGCGACTATATGGGCTTATAAGAAAGAACTAGGCGGTGAAGTCAAAACTGAAAACGGGCAACGTACCCTTCATAACGATATTGAATTGTTGATTCGCAAAAAAACAGCGGACGATATTCAATTTGACGATTTGTTACAAATCGAATCAGATACAGACACGTACCGCATCACAGACTTTTTTGATTCGAAGCAAGATTTTATGACTACAATAAAAGCGGTGAAGATAATCTAATGGTCGATGCAAAAATAAATAGCGCCGATCTGAAGAAACTTCATAAGAAGTTGAACAAGCTTTCAAAGTTTGCCAAAAAGGAAGCTGTAAAAGAAGTTAATACCGCAATCCTAGAAGCGCACCGACTGGCTGTTTCTGCCGCGCCAGTCGCCAAAAGAAGCGACCAGGGTCAAGGTTCTTATGGTTCAACACTAAAACAATCAATACAACCGAAAGCGTTAAAAAATGGCGCCGAATTATTTTCTACCGCAGAATACGCGCCTTATGTAGAGTTCGGTACGGGTAATCGATATTTATCACCAAACGACGCAACTAAGCTGGGAATACCTGATAGCTATATTGCACAATTCAAAGGGAAAGGAATAAGAGAAGTGAATTTAGAACCGCAACCTTTCTTTTATGGTTCGGTTGCCAAAGCTTATAAAAAAATGTTAGCACGCCTTGAAAAGCGACTTAAAAGAATAACCAATGAATGAAGTAGTTCACCATATAAGAAAGGCGTTTATTGATCGCTTGACTGGTAACATTACAGTTGATAGTATTGATGTTCCAGTATTTAACGTGATACCACGAAATACTGACTACCCATTTGTTCGGGTGTATTCAGTAAGTAACGACGAAGATGATTTGAATCGTTCATCGTTTAATACCGAAGCGGTGGTTCGTTTAGAGGTTGTTACCAGGTTTGATTATAACGTTGGGGGTGAACTTCAATGCAACTTAATCACGGACGAAATACTAAATCAAATACGCACGCGTTCCGATGGATATATTGATTTAACGGCACAAGGTTGGAACGTTTATGTGATACAAAACGCTGGGATAAAGTATATTACGGATAACCTAGAAGATCACACGTTTTACCGTGCTATCATTAACATAACGGTCAAGGCCGAAAAAATATGATTTCTTATTTTTGTCGTATGGATTTAGATAACAAAATTTCGTTCGTTAGTGGCTTTCTTTTTACAGCCACAACCGCAATAAATACAATGGGTTGGGTTCAATCTGCCGCAGTCGGTTTAATTGGTGGTTTCTTTGGTTTACTAGGCAAACAGCTTTTTTATTACGTCCGCGACGAATATCGCGCCTGGATTAAGAGTAAAAAGAAGTGAAAACAATAAATGACTACCGCAAAAATAAATGATGATTCTAGTTTATCAATCAATATAAAATGGTTGATTCAGATTGTTATTGGTGTAGGTACAGCGGTGTATTTATACTTCGGGCTTGAAAACCGAATCGCGACCAATGAAGATGAACTTCAGTCTTTGCGATATAATCAGAATACTTATATTTTCCCGGATATACGCACCCTGGAAACAGAGGTGATTGACTTTAAGCTTGAACGCGAGCGAATCCGAAAAGATATCGCAAGATTAAATGAAATAATACGATGAAAGACAAAATTGTTTATCTAGCCGGAACTTTATTACTGGCAGTTTGTGGTTGGTTGATATCAACTGTTTATTCAATCCAAGTTGATACGGCGCTTATAAAAGATAAGCTTGATAAAGTTTATGCAGACAACTGCCCGTATTGTGTACACGCGGCGCATTCAAGTATTAAAGATCACCCGTTATTAGCGCCAACTATAAAGCACGCGCACCAACATATAAACGACCTTCAGATTCGAGTAAATGACTAACTATTTCAGATCACACGAATTTGATTCGCCACTTCAGCAAGGTAGCGGTCAGCTTATGCAAGCAAGCACGTTGTATATGTTGAACCAGGCGCGTCATACTGCGGGTATTCCGTTTACGATTACCAGCGGGTTTAGAATCGAAGCTGATATTGACCGGTTGTTAGATGCAGGATATAAGGTTAGTCGTAATAGTTCGCACCTAAAAGGTTACGCCGTGGATATTGCTACACCAAGTAGTCAGCATCGTTATAAAATTTTAAGCGCCTTGATTGAAGCGGGTTTCAATCGTATTGGTATTGCTGATTCTTTTATTCACGTTGATAACGACCCTGATAAACCCAAGAACGTAATTTGGACTTACTGATATGGAAACAAAAAAGAAAAAGAAATTCAGCGAAACAAAAGTCGGCCAATTATTAGGCGGACTTGCTGGTAAAGTACTTCCGGATTCGGGGGTTCTTGGCATTGTCAAAAATCTTATCGATACTGACGAAGAACTTACACCAGATCAAAAAGAAGAAGCACACCGACAAATGAAAGAACTTCACGCCCTACAAGTTGAAGATCGTAAAAGCGCCAGGGAACGCGAGGTCGGTATGGCTAAAGCTGGAAAGCACGATATACTTTTTAACCTTACAGGAGTTGTAGGGTTGCTATCTTTTGTATTTGTTATTTACGCTATTGTTTATGAACCACAAACCAAAGACAACGAATTATTTATTCATCTACTGGGATTATTAGAAGGCGTCGTTGTATCGAATCTGTTCGCTTACTTTTTCGGAACTAGCGTAGATAAAGAGAAATAGCCTTCTCGCCTTTTTGGTTAAATTTGTAGTAAAATCGTTTTGAATGGCTACTGATTTAACCGGCTTAAAGGTCAAAGATACCTACAATTCACTTTTAAAAATTGGCGACAATAGTTCTTTATCTGCAACACCTGATCGAATAAGTGATGGTCTAGGTAATGAATCTGCGCTTTGGATTTCAACGGCGCGCGTTGGTATCGGATCAACACCCGATTCAAATTACACCCTTACCGTTTCAAATAATATTAAAACGCAATCGCTTGATGCTTCAAGTTCGATTACGGCTTCTTCGCTTCGCTTAACCGGCGGATCAGGAACGCAAGGATTGATGTCTTGGAATACAGACGAAGAAACGATTGACGTTGTTCAGAATGGCGCAGTTCTTCAGCTAGGACAAGAAATGCACGTTCATGTGAAGAATCAATCCGGTTCGACAATCAACGATGGAACGCCGGTATATGTTACTGGAACGCTAGGTGCAAGTGGGCGTTTAACAGTCGCGCCTATGATCGCAGACGGTTCGATCGAAGCAAAATATTTTCTTGGGGTTACCACCGAAGATATTCCTAACGGCGAAGATGGTAAGGTAACAACTTTCGGAAAGATTCGCGGATTGAATACTTCAGCTTATTCTGAAGGGCAAACGCTTTACGTTTCTTCTTCGACTGCCGGATATTGGCAAACTACGCCACCTGCGGCACCTGCGCTTGATCTTGAAGTTGCTATTGTAATAAATAGCCACGCCAACAACGGAACGCTTTTTATACGCGCCCAAAATGGTTATTACCTTGGAATGCTTCACGATGTTTATTTAAGCAGTCCGGCAAATAATCAATTCCTTGTTTATAACGCTTCAAATAGCAGATGGGAAAATTCAAACGATTTGGTTGTCAATGGAAACTTGACTGTTTCCGGAACGACAACTTTTATTGATACGACAAATCTTAATATTGGCGATGCAATTATTACGTTGAATGCTGATATTGATGGCGTAACTGCACCTACTGAAGATGCAGGAATTGAAGTAAAAAGGGGAAGTTCTGCAAATGTTTCTTTTTTATGGGATGAAACAAACGATCGATGGACTTTAGGAACAGAAGATTTAGTTGCGGCTAATTTTGTAGGTAATTTGACTGGTGATATTTCAGGAAATGCTGATACCGTAGATAATAAGCACGCCACGGATTTTGATCTTCAATACGTTACCGATAATGGATTTACAACAACAAATGATATTTCGGTAGGCGATGGAACGGCAAATAGCATTTTGTCCGTATTTTTTTCAGATAGTTCTTCAACAGAAATTCGGGGATTTGGCGTTGTTTTTAATCGCGACACGTCTTATTTAAGACCTTCATCCGATGCTACACAAACGCTTTATATTGGTGGCGCTGAAGCAAATTTGGATTGGTCAGTAATTTCTGCAAAATATAGCGGATCGTTTATTTTAAATCAAAACGGAACGGAAATTCTACGAGTTGATTCGGATGTAAATATTGCTTCAGGAAATCTTGAAATTGCCGGAACTACCGTTATTGATTCTAGCAGAAATTATTCAGGTGGCACGGGAACTTTTACCGGTCTAACTGTTCAAAATGGGTCTGTTCAAAATTTAGACCTTGTTATAAATAATACCCAAGGAAATACACTTGATCGGGTTAGAATATTGACAACCGCAGCCGGTCAAAGATGGGATTTAGAAAACGATCAAAATCTTGATATTTTCAAGATAAGGGATGCTACCGCAGGTTCAGATGTTTTTATCTTAAACAATGGCGCGCCTTCAAATTCCTTGGTCGTTTCTTCAAGCGGAAATATTTCTACCGTTGGGGAAATGACTGCAATAGAATACAATCTGCCTTCTGGTGGAATGTTAGATTGGGCAAATGGCGATGCTAGAATTGTTGAAGGCTTGGTAAACAATTATAGTTTATCGTTTCAAACTTACGATGGCGCTTCAGCAACAACCGCGCTTCGATTAGATGGCGACAATTCTGCAACTTTCGAAAGCTATCTAAATGTTATTCGTGGGAATGGAAGCGTAAACGCGCCTGATACTTCGGATCATACTTTAGGTACAAGAATTAATTTTTACGAACACGCTACCGATGGCGCAACTTGGTATTCAATGGGTGTCGAAGATTCGCATCTTTGGTTCCATTCGCATCGTAATTATAAATGGTATCGAGCAGGTTCGGAAGTAATGAATCTTACCGAAGATGATCTTACCGTTCAAGGAAAAGTTGTTGCTAAAGATTGGTTTGTTAGCGATGAAAATACTTCGATTGCAGGTTCAAGCGCTAGGGATTGGGTTCATTTGGGCGCTTATGGTTCAAGTGCATCACGCGCGGCGGCGGTTCAAATAGGTGATGTAGATGGCGCAAGATACGCGATGATTAGCGGCGCTTATGATTTAACTTTTGCGAAGCATATTAGCAGTTCCGATACTTGGTCAAATGTTATGCGCTTTGAATCCCTTGGCGTTGATACGGATGCAGACGTTCGAATTTTAAATGACCTTACAATAGATGGAAGTTTATTTGTAAGCGGAACAATCGACTTATCAGACGCGAATCTTGATATCGGGTCGGCTGATATTATTTTTGGAATTGATGCAACCGATACGGGTGCAAGGGGATTAGTCTGGAATTTTGACGCAGATGGAAACGGAACGGCTTCAAATATTGGGTATATACGCGCAGGTGGAACGGTAGTCGGTGAAAAGATGCAATTCAATATGAACGCCGAAGGTACAATTACCGGTACCGGAAATGTTTATGAATTTAAAAGCGGCGGAACAGATATATTTAATATTGGCGCCAATGGATATTTAGATATCAAAGGCACAATAAACTTGCCGCAAAATCCCGTTGGTACAACTTACGGAAACGGCGTTTCAACCGTTCCTACTTATATGTTTCAGCAAGGCGCAGGGGATAACGATGGGATTCGAATGTATGCTGAAGCAGGCGTTACAAACGATGTTCGATATATATTTGAAGTTGTTGATGATATTGAAGAAGGCGATACTTGGATTTTTAGAAACAAAAAAACTTATACAGATTATTTAGCTAACGAAGTAGTAAAAATATCAGGTGCGGGTGATATAACTGCAAAGTCGGCAAGATTAAGTACTAGATTGTACATTGATTCTACTGCACCTATTATTGAATTAAAAGATACCGATTCGACTGGCGCGGCAATTACTTCATATATTTCTTACAAAGATTCCGGCGGAAATGAACGCGGATGGGTAGGATTTGGTTCAGGTGGCGATACTGATTTTGGTATTCAGAATACGCTTGGTTCAATTAGATTATATGCACCGGTAATAACAAATAGCGGCGTAAGGGTTTCAGGTACTTTAGAAATAGATGCCGCTTCGGCAATTAATCTATACGGCAACGGATCAGGAACTTACAATAGAAGTACTTTTTATAGCGATTCAACAATTACTGCATGGGAAGCTTCTTTGGTTTCTGATTCAATTAGCGCCGCAAGAACGCCTTTTGTTTTTAGTTGGCGCGGTGGATATGCCGCAAAAGGTGGTCTTACGCTTGCAGGTGGGTTGCAATTATATACTTCGGATACCGGACTTGGGATTGATACTTCAACGCCTATTGCACCAATTCACACAAAAAGAACAAGTAGCGGATATGGCGCTTTCTTTGAAAATTCACAGGGAGGTAATGGTAATTATGTAGATGTAGGATTTAACACTTATAGCGTAACACAAGCAGGGTTTGCTAATGCAGGAGCAACGATTAGGGTAATTGATAACGGCGACTATGGTGGGCATTTTACAGTAAGAACTAAAAGTTCAGGTATTGCCGCTTCAGATACCGAAAGATTGCGAATAGATGCTGATAATGGATATGTAGGAATTAACCGCGATGACCCTGACAACCAACTTACCGTTCGCGGAACTAATGCTTTAGTAGATGTTCAAAGTACGGCAGATAGCCAAACGATTGGATTGCTTGCTAGATATCAAAACAACGCTACCCTTGGTGGGCGATTTATTTATACAACCGGCGATGCCCAACTTTATATTGATAATTTATATCAAGGTAATAACGATGTTTATTCTGATATCACTTTCAGAAATTGCAACACGTCTGGAACGCTTGTTGAAAGATTAAAAATAAAAGGATCAAATGGTAGGGTAGAAATCAATCCAACTAAACAGTCAATTAGATCGCTTCGAGTTTATTATGATATGGAAGTCTATAATTCCGTATTGTTTACCGATACAAGCTACAATGTTCAATCGGCGGTCGGTGGCGCTAATGGCGAATTATATTTTTATACCAACGGAACGGCTACAAGAAATATGACTATCCTTTCAGGTGGTCAGGTGCTTATTGGGCAAACTTCAAATTCTACAAGTCAGCCTTTACAAGTAAATGGATTTATAGACCAAACTGCAACAACGGCGGCGTTTAGGCTTTATAATGGAAGCACGTTTGTCGGCGGATTAGGAAACGGTCAATGGGCATATAGTTCAACTTACCTGAATGACTATGCAGTTTACGCTACTAATAACTTGCTACTTTCAGCAGGTGATACATACCCTTCGTTTATTATCAAATCAGACACTAAAGAAATAGGATTTGGTGATGGTACTTATAATTCAGGTCTTTACGCAATTAGCAATAACCAAACAAGGTCAATAGATACAAATTGGGGATTCCAAGTTCAAAGAACTTCAGGTGTAGATGATTACAATGTAAGAATGAAGTTTTATCCGGTTGCAGGAACCGCAAGAAAGTTAGGTTTATACGATGCAAGAAATAACCAATGGATTGCGTATGTAAATGGAAATAAAGATTCAAATCCTGATTTTATTGTCAATACTAGCACCACGGGAATAAATACAACGTCAGCGACTTCCGGAACTGCGCTTGATATTAATGGGGTAGCGGCAATTCGCGGTGGAAACTATTTATATTTTGGACACGATGGCACAAATATCGGTTCTTGGGAAACAAGACAATACGCAAGTAGCGGGGAACACCTTTTTAATGCAAATGCTTTTAGATTTAGCAGGGATGGTTATGAAGGTGGTAATAATATAGCATTAAGAATAAATTCTTCAAAACAAGTATATGTAGGATATCCGAACGCGATTTATGGAAACTTTACCGTTCAATCAGGTAGCCAATATGGTGCAGGGGTAGAACATTCAAACGCAAATTCTGGTACAAATTATAATGATACCTTATTCTTAATAAACACGAATCAAAATAATTCGAATTGGGCGGGTATTGGATTTTCGACAAATGGATCAGATGGGCAACACCACCGCGCGCAAATACGCGCTTATTATGCCGGAAGCATTGTCGGTTCTTTACAATTTTGGATGCGCGACGGAAGCAATCCGGTTGAACGTTTCCGAATGGATTCAAACGGAAAATTCCACGCCGCAAATGATATCATTGCTTTTTCAACTACACCTTCAGATCAACGACTAAAAGACGATGTATCAACGATTGATTCGGCGCTAGAAAAAGTTAAATCGCTTCGGGGTGTAGAATATATTTGGAACGATGGCGGTCGAAAAGGAAAAAAAGATATTGGGTTTATTGCGCAAGAAGTCGAGCAGGTAATTCCGGAAATTGTAAGCGATCAAAAATTGCCTTTTGTTGGCGATGGTGAAACAGAATATAAAACCGTAGATTACGAAAAGATGGTTGCCGTTTTAGTTGAAGCAATCAAAGACCAACAAAAACAAATTGATGAATTAAAAGAAAAGCTTAATGTTTGATTTATTTGATGTTTTAATTGGGTTAGGGTCTGGAATCAGTTGGGCGATTGTTCCTAGTCTTGGCGAAATATCTTTGCGTGGAATAGCTAGGGAAAAAGAATTTGACAATTATGGTTCTACAAGCACGCCTTATACGCCGATCAGCTTGTTAGATTTAGCAGAAACTTTTCAGAATTTTGAAGGTACAAATACAAACGGGGTAAACTATCCGGATAGTTCAAAACCACACGCAATGTCTGAATGGCGCGGATACGATCACGATTACGGTTTGTCTTGTTCAACGCTTACGGCTAGAACTTTAGGATATGCAACAACTTTAGGTGGTGATCCTTGTTCACAGATTCAAAGAACTTATTACACAAACAGTTCAAGTTGGACAAGTTCAACGCAGTTATATCGAAACCAAGGCGGCGGGTCTTGTGTACCGGCGGCGGCAGGATTCTATTATGAAGATTCGAACGGCGGTGTTGCACCGGTTCGTCAATGGAATGGAAACGCTTTTGTTGGAAATTACGGTTGTCCATAATCAAAGCAAAGCTTATGACAAAGATTGAAGCAATATTTCACGGGTGGGCAAAATACGGATTGATGCGGTTAGGCTGGAAACCTGCGCCGGAAGATTATCAACTTGCAGAAAAGCGTTTGTATATTTGTGATGAATGCGATAAGCGAAAGAATAACAAATGCACAATTTGTACTTGTAATTTAATGGCTAAAACGCTAGTAAAAACAGAAAAATGTCCTTTAAATAAATGGTAAAATGAATACATATTTTTTTCAAATTGAAGCGGTAGATGCGCACGTAAATCAAGATGGTCTTGAAAACGTAATTTATAATGTTCATTATTCGTATATCGCAAAAGACGAAAATGAAAACGTAGCACGGCAGATAGGCGTTCAGCATTTGCCAAGTGTAGATGCAGAAAACTTTACGCCTTTCGATCAGCTTACGCAAGCAGATGTTATTTCGTGGATTGAACCGCAGTTGAACGTTGAAGAATTTAAAGAAAATCTTGACGCGCAACTTGCAGAATTAGCGGCGCCAACAATGGTAACTTTACGAGTTCCTGAAACGCTAGATGCGCCAACAAACGAAGAAATTGTTTAACTTTACAAAAATAATTTTTACAAATGGCAAACAAGATCGAAGAAGGGATTCTTGAAAACCTTCAAAAACAACAAGAAAACAAAGCTAAGATTCAAGGGGAACTTGGTGCTTTAGAACTTCAAAAGCACGCTTTGCTTCATGCGTTTGTTCAAGTTCAGTCTGAACAAGATGCGATCGCAAAAGAACTAGAAGAAAAGCACGGCAAGATTCAGATCGATTTAAAGACTGGCGAATTTACGCCGATCGAAGATGAAGATGCAAGCAATATTGAAGTCGTAGATGCTGAAGAAGTGAAGTAATTGCTATGTCGGCAATCAACGCAACTTCTTTTTTACTTCTAAAAGATGATACGGTGTTAGGTCATTCGACTAGCACCGTTATTAATTTAGAACAAGACCTAGCCGATGCGACAACAAAGGATTCGCAAGGATGGCAGGAATTTTTGTCGGGTATTCGATCCGGAAGGGTTCGAGCCGAAGGTCTAACTGATTATTCCGATTCCTTAAACTTCGCCCAACTTGAAGAAATGTTGATCACAAGATCGATCAATGATTTTTATTTCAAACAACCTTCAAGTCAAAAAGTTATCATTCGGGGAAATGGTTTTGTAACTAATATATCCGAAGTCGCTGAAAACAACGGCGCGGTTTCTTTTAACGTAGAAATTCAACTTACTGGATTATTCGCGGTAAGTATCACCGAAGGCGAAACCTGGGACACGATATTCACGCAATGGGAATCATTGAACGAGAACTGGAATCTAGTGTAATTTTTTTTCTTTGTATATTTGGTTAAAATTTGATAACGAAATAATTTAAAAAACAATATGGCTACGACTGGTGTATTCAACGGATCCAATTTGCTAGTAAAAGTTATCGGCGATGGCGGTACTTTAGCGACTATTGGACACACAACTTCTTGTTCTATGTCGCTTTCGCACGATCTTCCGGAAGCTACTACGAAAGATTCAAACGGATATTCTGAATTTATTTCAGGTGTTCGCGGTGGAACAATTTCTTTTGAAGGTCTTGTTGCTTATGATGATTCTGCAAACGCTGAAGAAATTATCGGCTATGTAACTGGACGTAATAAGGTTGATTGGTCTTTCGGAACTGCCGCTTCTGGTGATACAGTTTACGAAGGTGAAGGGTTTATTTCTTCAATCGAAGTATCTGCAGAAATGGAATCGCCTGTATCTTTCAGCGGTGAAATTACTATTACTGGAGCAATTAGTTCTTCGACTAACGTATAAATTTAAAACGGCGCTGAATTAGGGGATTCGGCGCCAAATATATATTCTTATGGCAACAAGGAAACGTGGCTACTACACAACAAAGTTGGGCGGTAAAAACCGCACGATGCATTTTTCAATGAACTTTTGGGCAAACTTTACCGATATTCTTGGGATTTCCCTTGAAGAAATCGGTGATGTTTTTGGCGCTGGTGTTTCGTTATCAAATATACGCGCCTTAATTTATGCCGCGCTTTTGGCAAACGACCAAGAAAACGGCGTAGAACCCGAATACAATCAATTCACGGTTGGCGCTTGGCTTGAAGATTTAGGCGCAGACGAATTAGAGAAGATTTTACAAGCGATGACTGAATCGCGAATCCTTGGTAATTCCTTAAATATGGGAATCGAAAGAAATGTAAAAAACACTACAAAAGCGGGAAAGTAAATTCCCAACTTGACTGGGACACACTACTTGATTATTATATTGGGCAGGTTGGGATAAACCCGAATGAATTTTGGGGTAACACTTGGAAAGAAAACCAACTTCTCGGCGAATCTTATATGATTCG